ATCACAGGTCGCAATAGCGAAAAAACTAGGTGTGCCATTAGAAGAGTATGCAAAACAATTAATCACGAAGGAGGTATAAGCATATGACAAATAAAAAACCAACTCGTGCGAGCCAAAGTAAAAGTGATTCAACAAAAGTTGAAACACAAGCCGCTAAGGTAAAACCAAAAGCAGCTTCAAAACCTTGGACTCCACCATCGTACTTAGATACGCCCAACGCACCAAACGGATACCGACACAGATGGGTCAGGATTGAAACTTTGGGAGTTCCCGACACTAAGAACATACAAGGTCGCTTAAGGACTGGTTATGAATTAGTAAGAGCGGATGAATATCCTGAAGAAGATTTCCCAGCTATCACGGATGGTAAATACGCTGGAGTAATAGGTCACGGAGGCCTTGTGCTGACAAGGGTACCAGAAGAGATCGCGCAACAACGTGAAGCTTATTATAGAAAACAAGCTCAAGATCAAGTTGATGCAACTGATAACGATCTACTGAAGGAACAGGATAGAAGGATGCCTATCGATATTGATAGAACATCTCGTACCTTCGGTGGCAAACGATAGTTAAAAGAATTTAACGATCCGAACCAACGAATTAACGTTAACCGTAAAACTGCGGATAGTGGTTTTACATAAGGAGAAACAATATGGCAAACTCAAGTGCAGTAGGTTTCGGATTGAGACCTATCAGAAAAGTTGGTCAGAATGACAACAACAACGGTTTGACAGAATACGATGTAGCAGCTAGCTCTGCAGCAATGTACCAGAACGATGGCGTGGAAGCGCAAGACACTGGAAAAATTGCAATTGGAGCAGAAGGCGACACATTGATAGGAAGTCTTAACGGAGTTTTTTTCACTGACGCAACAACTAATAAACCAACGTTTGCAAACAATTTAGCAGCTAGTAACACAGCTACTGACATTGTAGCATTCGTAAACGATGATCCTTACCAAATGTTTGAAATTAGATCAGACAACACAGGTGCATCTGATGTATCTGATGTCTTTAATAATGCAGACATAAATGTAACAGCTGGTGATGCGACAACTAATGGTATTTCAAAAAGTACCCTTAAGGACAGCACATTAACTGGTAGTGGTACAGGATCGGCGCAATTAAGAGTGTTAGGAGTATCAAGAGATCCAGAAAACAACGACGTATCGTCGGCTAATGTAGTCTGGAGAGTAATGATTAACGAACATTTCTTAAAAGCGACAGCTAGTATATAATAGGAGGTATTTAATACTATGGCAATATCACGTAATCAACTAGTCAAAGAACTAGAGCCTGGTCTAAATGCACTATTTGGACTAGAATATAAATCTTATGACCAGCAATGGAATGAGATTTACACAACAGAAACATCTGACAGAGCTTTTGAAGAAGAAGTTATGTTGTCAGGTTTCGCATCAGCAAGAGTAAAACCAGAAGGATCTGGCGTAGCTTTTGACAATGCGCAAGAAACTTTCACAGCTAGATACACTAACGAGACAATAGCTCTCGCTTTTGCTATCACTGAGGAAGCTATTGAAGACAACCTGTATGACAGACTTGCTTCTAGATACACAAAAGCGTTAGCAAGATCGATGGCTAGCACAAAAAATGTTAAAGGTGCGTCTCCATTAAACAATGGACAACCTGGTGGAACATTTAAGTCTGGTGATGGCAAAACTCTTTTTGCAACAGATCACACGACAATTGCTGGTTCATTTTCGAACACGCTATCTACAGCGGCAGATTTAAACGAAACTTCATTAGAACAAGCTTTGATTGATATCAATGCGTTGACTGATGAAAGAGGTTTAAAAATTGCAGCTAAAGGAGTAAAAATGATTATTCCTTCTGCTCTGCAATTCGTTGCTGAGAGATTGATGAAATCTCAAGGTAGAACGTCTACAGCTGACAATGATATCAACGCAATCAGATCTATGGGTATGATTCCTCAAGGTTACAGAGTGAACAACTACCTAACAGACGCTGACGCGTTCTTTATCATCACAGACGTACCTAACGGTATGAAGCATTTCAACAGAGCTCCTCTTACAACTAAGATGGAAGGGGACTTTGATACTGGTAATGTTAGATACAAAGCTAGAGAAAGATACGTATTTGGCGTATCTGACCCTAGAGGTATCTTCTCATCTCCAGGTGCATAATAACTAAATAATTATGGGGCCGCCTAAAAACGGCCCCATTTTTTTTACAGCTTACAAAAACCATGGAAAAATCTTACAAAATTAAAATACGAGCATATGGATATTGGACAAATTTCGATGTCAAAGCCACTGGTGAAGGTAAACCATTGGAAGATGCTATAGTTGACAAACTGGGAAAAAATGATATAGTTTGGGACAAATCTGATTTTTATGATCAGAGGAAAACATGGTTAACATACGAGGAGATTGTAAATGATAAACGACCTTTACAAACAAAAAACATCCTTGGAGTTGAGCTGGCAACAAGAGCATAATTTACATGGTAAGTACACTCTTGATATGGTCAGAATTGATGGCAAAATTAGAGAAGTCATCAATGAAATTAAGCTAGAAGAAGCTAAAATTGCTAGTAGAGAAAATGCAATTGCTAATTCGGCTCCACAAGTTTCAGTAGCTACTTAGTCAAAAGCTACATCGTTGAAAACGCACATTCATTATAAGGCTCTCTTGCACTCTTTAAAAAATAAGAGTATAAGTTTCTTACTATACAATTATTAAGATCATAGACGAGTATAGTCGACGACCTAGAGACTATGATCGCAAACTAGGAGGATATAATTATGGGTACAACTACATTTTCGGGACCACTAAAAGCTGGACCGATTAGACATACAACTGGAACTACAGTTGGTGAAAACGTAAAAAATATAGGTCACGTTGTGATGGCTCAATCTGTTGAGGTTAAGCATACAAACACATCTGACTTAGCTACGGGTATTGTTCTACCTGCAAAATCACACATTATTTCTATCGACATAAATGTTGAAGTAGCATTTAATGGTGGTGGTGCTGACACAATGGATGTTGGTATCGTGGGTAATTCAGACTTATATGTTGACAACGCAAACGTTGCAGCAATAGGTCCTGTAGCATTAGGAACAACAGGTCTTTGTACTAATTGGAGAAACACTGGAACATCTGATGTTGAAGTGGCAATTAAATACATTGATGCTGGTGCCGACAGTTCTGCGGGTAAAGCAAGAGTAACAATTACTTATGCTCAAGGCCCAGATCACGCGGCTACGTAATAATTAATTTAGTGTGGGCTTCGGCCCACACGAAAATTTTAAGGAGAAGAAAAATATGTCAAGTTCATTAACAACAGTTAAACAAACTATACCTTTAACGGCAGATGGTTTAGCTCAAAAATATGTTGGCACAAGTGCCACTACTATTACTAAAGCTAGAATCATGAATGTTTTTGGTCAAGCAACTGCAGCTGATGCTGAAATAAAGATTTATGATGAAGCAGATAGTTCTAAGACAGCTTCTAAATTAGTTTTTCATGGTAAATTTGGAACAGCAGCTAATCATGTGCACAGTTTTGATATTGCAGGTCAAGGTATCAAATGTGATGCAGGTATGTATGTTGATTTAACTAATTGTGATTTTTGTACGATCATAGGCGCATTTACGTAAGAGAGGTAGCCAATGGCAAATACTACTTCGGGTGCTTATACTTTTGATAAAACCTTTGCGATAGATGATATCATAGAGGACGCGTACGAGCGTATTGGTTTACAGGGAACATCCGGCTATCAATTAAAAACTGCAAAAAGATCACTTAATCTATTATTTTCAGAATGGGGTAATAGAGAATTGCATTATTGGGAAGTAGCTAATCAAAACGTTCCTTTAATAAATGGTGTAAACACCTATACTTTTTTTAGATCTACAGCTGACGGAACACAAACAAGTAGAATAAGTACAACTTTATCTGCTAACATATCTTCTACATCCGCAACAACTGGCATAACTTTAACATCAATTGCTAATCTTCCTACAAATGGTTTATTGTTAGTAGGATCAGAACAAATATCTTATACAGGTTTTTCATCTACAGAATTAACAGGTGTTGTTAGAGGAGCTAATGGTACAACAGCCGCTACTCATACTAGTGGAGATACGGTTAATCAATTTGTAAGCGGTATGGATGATATTTTAGAAGCTAATTATAGAAACTCCTCTAGTGTGGATTCTCCATTAACAAAAGTAAGTAGATCACAGTACCAAGCATTTTCTAACAAAACAGACACAGGTACACCTACATCATATTTTGTAGAAAGATTTATTGATAGAGTTACCATGACTATTTATTTAACACCAGGTGCTTCTGAAGCTGGTAATCACATTAATTTTTATTATCAAAAAAGAATACAAGATGTTGGAGATGCCTACACAAATGCTGCTGATGTACCATATAGATTTGCACCTTGTATGACAGCAGGTTTAGCATTTTATTTGTCACAAAAATATGCCCCACAAAGATCACAAGAATTAAAACTTTATTATGAAGATGAATTAAAAAGAGCTTTAGCAGAAGATGGCTCTGCTTCTAGCACATTTATAGCTCCTAAAACTTATTACCCAGGAACATAATGGCATCGTACGCACAAGGTAAATACGCACTAGCTATATCGGATAGATCGGGACAAGTTTTTCCGTATAGAGAAATGGTAAGAGAATGGAATGGAGCGTATGTTCACACATCTGAATATGAACCAAAACAACCACAATTAGAACCAAAACCTATTAGTGCTGACCCTCAGGGTTTATTAAGAGCAAGACCTTCAAGAAAAGCGTTGCCTACGCCTTCAGTATTAGATCTTAATCCAATATCTACCACAGGTTCAAATACCACAGTTACAATTTTTCAAGAAAGACACCAAAGAAAAACAGGAGATTTTGTAAGGTTGTATGACGTTAAAGAACCTGTTGGAGGTTTAAGTATTGCAGAATTAGAAATGTCTACAACATTAAAAACTGCTATAAACAAAACAGACACTACTATTGTTCTAAACGACTCAACTAAATTTCCATCATCAGGATTTATTTCTATAGTTACTTTTAATTCTGAAAACGGAGAGAACCATACAGAAACAATAAAATATACAGCTAACAACACAGGCACAGGAACTTTGTCTGGTGTTACAAGAGGTTCCTCAGCTCCATCTTATGGAGAAACACCTGCTGCCACAACGGCGAGACATCACAAGGTAGGGAATAAAGTATTTGGGTCTAGAGAAATAACTATCATAGAAGAGAGCTTTGTTAACGATGCAGGCTCTACAGAGACATATAGTAATAAATTTACTTTTGTGGTAAATTCTACACCGTCTAGTACACAAAGAGGTGGTGGATACTTTGTATTTGGAGGACCAGTAAACGATAGAGCTTAATTATGGCAGGAATTAGTTATGACACTTTAGTAACACAAATTAGAAACTACACAGAAGTAGATTCTAATGTTTTAACTACAGCTGTTTTAGAAAACATTATTTTAAATGCACAACAAAGAATCTTTTATGATGTGCCAATTGATGCAGATAGATTTGTGCAAGAGGGTACTATGTCTGCAGGCAATAATTCTATAAACGCTCCAGCTGGAGCTTTGTTTATTAGAGGCATAGAAGTATTTAATTCTACAAGCGCTACGACTGGCCCTGGTCAATGGCTAGAGAAAAAAGATCAAACTTATTTAGCTGAATATGTAAATAGAACTACAGGACCAGAAGGTGGAGTAGATGGTAAAACAGTTACTGGATTACCTAAATACTACGCTATGTTTGGTGGTGCTACAGGTTTAACTGATACTACATCGGGAGCTATGTATTTTGCCCCTACACCAGATCAAGCCTACAAATTTAGAATATATTACAATAAAATGCCTGCTACTTTAGAGTCTAGTAACCAGACTAATTATATAAGTTTAAACTTCCCTCAAGGTCTTTTATACTGTTGTCTGGCTGAGGTTTACGGCTATCTAAAAGGGCCCGTAGATATGTTGACTTTATATGAGGGAAAGTATAAACAGGAGATACAGAAATTTGCGGGAGCGCAAATAGGTAGACGTAGACGAGACGATTACACGGATGGAACAGTTAGAATCCCAGTTAAGTCGCCGTCACCATAAGAGGATAAAATATTATGGCAATAACATCGGCAATATGTAATAGTTTTAAAGTAGAAATTCTACAAGGCGGACACAATTTTAACGATTCAAGTGGAGCCCCTACAGGTAACACATTCAAAATAGCTTTATTCACAAGTTCAGCAACTTTAAGTAAATCAACAACTGCGTATACTGCACCGACAGATGCTTCAGCAAGTCCAACAAGCACTCACGAAGTTAGCACAACTTCTACTGGATATCCATCAGGTGGAAACACTTTAACTCCAAGTGCAGATCCTGTTTTATCTGGAGACACAGCTTGCGTAAAATTTAACGATACAAGTTTTAGTTCTGCATCTTTTACAGCAAGAGGATGCTTAATTTATAATACGACAGCTGTTACAGGATTTACAACTAACAGAGCAGTTTGTGCTGTCAACTTTGGTGCTGACAAAACTGTAACTAGCGGAACTTTTACAATTCAATTTCCAGCTCAGACAGCAGGCAACGCAATCGTTCAGATAGCATAGGAGGGTTACCATGCCCGATGTATCTTCAGGATGGGGTCGACTTACCTGGGGTCAAGCCAATTGGAACGAAGCCACTACATTAAAAACAGGATGGGGTGCTAAAGCTTGGGGAGACTCTGAGTGGGGCAATCTTGCTGACGAAACAATTACACTTACAGGATTATCTTCAACAACATCTATTGGTGCATTAGATATAGAAGTACGACCAGGTTGGGGAACATTATCTTGGGGTATTAATGGTTGGGGTTCTGTAGAAACAGCTAACGAAACTTTACCAGCTTTTTCTCTAACATCATCTGTAGGATCAATAACTCCAGCAGATCAGATTATGGGATTAACAGGTCTATCAGCCACAAGTGCTGTTGGATCTTTAACTGTTGATGCAAGTTTATCATTAACATTACCAAATTTAGGTTTAATTTCATCTTTTGGTTTATTATCTGTTGATGATCATTCTGTTGGACTATCAGGTCAATCTGCAACTACATCTTTAGGAACTCCTACTGCAACTCCAGAAACCATAGCCGCTTTGTCTGGTGTTTCAGCAACAAGTGTTATTGGAGATCTTGAAATAACAGGGGCTTTAATATTACCTATAACGGGTCAATCTGCAACTACCTCTCTAGGAAGTATTTCACCAGCAGATGTAATGGGATTAACTGGTCTATCCTCAACATCGGCTATTGGTTCTTTAACTACGGTTCAAGTAACTAATGCTAGTTTAGCAGGATTAGGTCTTTCTTTAACAGCAGAAGTAGGTGCATTTAACGCTATTTTAGGATATGCTGATGTAGATCCTGTATTGACTGCTAGTTATTCTGATGTTACTAGATCAACAAACGCTAGTTATTCAGACGTAACTAGAACCTCTGGAGCAAGTTACACGGATGTTGACAGCGTGGGTTAGATGAAATATATATTAAGAATAACTTCGAATAGGAGATAAAATAAAAAATGGCATCATCATATACAAATCTCGGTATAGAATTAATGAATACTGGCGAAAATGCTGGTACATGGGGAAATAAAACTAACGCCAATTTACAACTTATCCAACAACTTCTTAGTGGATATTTATCATTATCAATTGCAGGTGGTGCACAGACTACAGCTTTAGATATAGATGATGGAGCTTTAACAGGCACAGCTCAACAAAGAATTATAGAATTTACAGGAACAATAACTGGTAATCAAATTGTTACAATTCCTGATTCAATAGATAATTTTTTCTTTATTAAAAATAACACATCAGGAGCATATACTGTACAAGTTAAAACAGCTTCTGGAACAGGATTTACTTTTTCAGCAACAGATAAAGGAACAAGATTATGTTACTCAAACGCAACTAATTTAATTGACGTAAATGCTGCTTTTACAACAATAGCTGGATTTACATTACCATCTTCAGATGGGTCAAACGGACAAGCTATGATTACCAACGGAGCTGGTACTTTAAGCTTTGGATCTGCAGGAATAACAACAGGAAAAGCTATTGCAATGGCAATAGTTTTCGGCTAAAAAGGAGAGATTATGGCAAACCCAAATATAGTATCAGTATCCAGTATTAAAGGTGAATCGGTTGGATTTGCTTTATCAGCTACTACAACAACGGATTTAATGACAGTAGCTTCTGAAAAAGTTGTAAAAGTGAACAGAATTACATGTGCTAACGTTGATGGTACTAACGCAGCAGATTTAACATTGGCTGTTGTAAAAGTAAATTTCACACCAGACGGTGTTTCAAACTTTGACACTTCTGGAACTTTTCATTTAGCAAAAACGGTATCGGTTCCAGCTGACGCAACGTTAGTTGTATTAGATACACCAATCTATTTAATGGAAGGCGATAAATTACAAGGTGGAGCAAATGCTGCATCTGATTTACAATTATTCGTTTCATATGAATCGATAGACGACGCGTAGGAGGTACTATAAGCTATGGCAAATGGCGGAATTATAGGACCAGTCAACACTACGGCAAAAAAGAAAAAACCAAAAGTTTCTATTTTTACATCCACTGGAACTTTAACAACAGATTCAGATACAACTAAAATTAACGCTACAGTTATTGCTGGTGGTGGTTCAGGTGGAGCTGACAGAGCAGGCGGTGGAGGCGCAGGAGGATACAGAACTTTTTCTT